CGTAAGTCCTGCTGTAGCCTCAATCGTTCCAGCAACATCCAAAGCATTAGAAGGGGCTGCAACTCCTATACCATGAAACCCTGCAGCGGTTATAATCTCTCTGCTTGTACCGTTCGTACCAAACCATAGGTCAGTATTCTCGTGATTCCATAGTACCATCGAGGTATTATAGGACTTGATGCCCACATCAAAGCCGTCCGTAGCAGATATACCACTGCTGCTGTTGCCGAATTTTGCAAACACATCAACATTCACAGCACCTTCATACACGCATAGTCGATCAGGAATTGTCTGAGTGCCTATACCAACGAGCCCTGTATTAGTAATGGTCATCCAAGGAAATTTAGTTCCGCTGTACTCGTGTTCGAATCTGAGATACTCGTTGGAGTCGAACCCTATCCACCAGCCTCCTTGGTTAACAGGATCAGAGTTCATCATTGCCAGCCATGCCTGTGATGTTGCTGCTGATGTTCTAGTTGACCTGATTTCAAGTGTGGGTGCATCGCTAACAATACTTACATCGTAGGTCCCTGCGGCTACACCCATCCCAACGCGGCTTGTCCCCCCGTCAATGTTAAAGGCAAACTCGCTTAAAGAAGATTCTACCCCGAAGTTGTAATCTCCCCCCGCTTCATTAAATTTAACGTCCCCAGCATCTTGTGTCATTTCAGCGTCTATAAAGACACGATCCCCTATAAGGTGTATCCAGTCTCCTGCAACCTCAACACTGTATGAAAGGTTAGCAGAGCCCCCGATCCCAAGTGCTGCGGCGCTGGCATCAAAATGCACCATAGGGGCGATAAGTTCACTGTTCCAAACGAAATCACCGTCTGTGTCTTGATCGTAATTAAATGTCGATTCACTGCGTACAACAATAGATTCTACCGTCATGTTGCTCGTAACTTCTCCGCTTATGACGATCACTCCTGTTGATCCAGCCAGGAACACCCCGCCGATATCAAGATTGCCGTCAATGTACAAACTGTCGTAAACTTCCACTGTGGAGTCCGTTGAATGTATGTCCCCGACTTCCAGGCTTCCTGTTATCTGCTGATCACCGTCAACATACAAATTTGTCTCAATTGTCCACAAACCTGATTTAAGATGCGCTGGCGTTACCGTTGCGAGAGAGACCGTACCAATCGCGTCCCAGGGGCGTGTATGCGCTGCCAGACAAATAATAAGTAACAGTACTGTTGTGATTTTCATGTTGCCTCCTACAGCGTCACGCCGTAAATAAATATAACGGTTTTACCCGCGTCTTTTGTTGCTCCGGTTAAAGTCGCTTTCCCGGTTCCGTTGTTGTAAGTATAATCTGTTTCCGGAATATTCAGACCGCCCTCGTAGAACGACATCAGATTGTATACCGTGCCGCCCTGCAACGCCCCGCTGAGTGTAAAATCATTCGTAAGCCCATCTGTGGTAAACACGTCCACAAACAAAGGACCGTTGAGAACCGAATACATGAACAGCACGACCCCATCAACAGCAATTGTATCGCCGATCATAGTAACCTGGCCAGCGTCAGAATCGTAAGTGTAATTCGTTGTAGGAACATCCAGACCACCATTCCTAAAAGCCGCAATGTTCGTTACATCACCACCAATTGGAGTTCCCGCAAGTGTAAACACATTCGAAGATCCAGTCGCAACATGCACGTCGTTATACAGTCCTATTGACGCTCCTACGCTATCATCTACATAAGCCTTGATACTTTGCTGAGTTGCTACAGAGTCAGCTGAATCGCTTGCCATATCATCTTCGTCCAAAAGAGCAGCGATTCCATGAAAGGCAGCTGTCAGCCCTGTGTGTTCATCGACGGTCTTTTTTATAGATTCAAGGAATTTTTTGAATGTGGTAGTCCCTGTTCTCACGATCTCGACAAGAGTATCGTTCCAAGGAACAGGTAAAATCCTGAAAGCCATTTACTTACCCCCGTACAATCTGACCGATTCATTCATCCCGAAGAACTCTACATTCCCATCGATAAGCGTTGTGAGCTCGTATTGACGCTGATGGTATACACCCATAGGTTTTAACACCTTTGTCGGTTGTGTTTCTCCAGTCAAACCCATTTCGAGATCTACAAGTCTGCCCCAGGTTGTATTATCATCTTTCCACCTGAGAAGCATATCAGGAGAATCCGTGTAAGTTCCTACTCCGCGCTTGATCCCTAACGCAAGATATTCAGACTGTTTCAGAGAAGGTGTACCGTGGTTAAAATGTCCGGTCAAAAGCTTTGTCCGGAATTTAACACTTTCGTCTGTGTACACATCTTTTTTAAGTTTGTAAATCTTTCCGTTAGAGCGATCCCCTACGAGGTGCATTTGCCATTTCTTTACAAATAAATGAGTGAAGCCTTGCCACGCTTCATCCTTTGCTCCAGGGAGATTCCAGGAAGCAAATTCACCCCAGGCGTTATCAGTCTGGAAAGTCTTGGAATATGTGATATCGAAAAAGATAGTCCTGTCTGCAATCGGGAAATTGATAACGTACAGAACGTGTCCTTTCATTCGAATAATATAAGCCACTGCTCCATCCAACCCGGGAAGGTTTCCGATTACATCATCGTATGGAGTTGATAGAACCTTCGGAATAGTTCCTGCCAGTGTCACTATTTGATTATCTTCGTTCAAGTAGTACCATTCGTCACGGTACTTCTGCATCGTGTAAGGAGCAACGATTCCGTCGTCTACCTGCAGGCTTGAATTCCTCAGAACCTCAAAATCAACGTTTCCGGTCGTATAGAATCTCTCGATAGAATCGTCCCCGCCGAGGATAAGGTGATCGCCTTCAAGTCCCAGAAACGAAATGTCATCAGGAGAAACTATCGCTGTTGTTGAATCTGCAAGACCGGCAAAGGTTACAAAATCATCAACGCCAGACCAGTACATTCTCGATCCATCGATAAGCCACAAGCGTGAATCGAGTATTACACAGTGTGTAGCTCCCTTCGGAGCGTCGCCACCAATTGCTGATACAGTCTCCGGAGTTGCTTTCTCAACGTACTTAACGCTTTCTGTTGATCCGCCGTTGCACATGAAAAAGTAATTCCCTTGGTTTGCGAATATAACCGGAGTCCCGGCAGACATAGCACCTGTTTCCAAGGATGTATCAGTACCATCAAGATCAACTCCAAAGATCGTCCCGTTTGAAACAGCATAGACTTTTCCATTCAAGCCAGCGCCCGGATAGAAACCGAGTCCATCAACTCTTGATCCCGTTCCAAGATCGCAAAACAACTCCAGACCGGATCTGATAACATAGGTGTCCTTCTCTGTTGGAAGCATATTCACTAAACCAACAAAGCCGGTATTAACGGCTTCCTCGGAAATGTTCTTGTATGCCCCTCCCTGGAGAGGTAAGGGGAGTTCTTGATATTTTTGTGTGATCTGTTCAGGCATAGAATCTCCTTACCAGGTTGCGTGCGCTGCTCTTTCCCAAGTGTCTGTTGCTACGCAGATATAAATATAACTTGCATCCCAGCATATCTCGCCCGCGTTCCCTGTATCTCCTGCGCTTGATGGTGTCTTTGAATCTTCCAGGCGGATTATAGAACCGTCAATATGAAGCCCTATTCCATCTGATATGTCCGGGGTAGCTTCATTGATACCAACATCACCACCAAAAAGGACAATGGCATTTGCTGTATTAAGAGTTTTTGCACTACCAGAACAATTTATCAAAACGCTGTCGGCGCTTGATACTGTACCGCTCCGTCCTATTCCAATTGAATAATTCCCGCTTACTGTATTCATGTAGCCAAGAGCGTAAGAATCAATACCGCTCAAGGTGTTGTGACTTCCAATAGCAACCGGGAAATTTGACACCCCTCCGCCATGGGTGTCAATGGTGTTATGACTGCCAAGTGTCACGCCGATATCGTTTATGTCGTTTGTGTATCCGAGAGCAAACTCGTAAGGGCCTGCTAAGTTGTTCCCGAATCCAGCTGCGAAACAAGCTGCGCAGGCTGACTGCATTGTATTAGTTAGGCCCACTATGGCTGAACCAACTGCGAATGGTGAAATTGAATTGCTTGGTGTTGCTGACCACTTTTCACCAACGACAAGAGTAGGGTTAATCCAGCCACCTGTCGTAAAACTAACAGGCCCATCGTCTGCAATCTCAATTCCTCGGTCCAAATCATCAACAATGTACATAGCGTTTCCTGCGTTCGTCGCTATGATCTTGTTGGTGTAAAGGGCTTTCGTGCTATTAATCACCAAGTTCCCACCGCCATCAAACCAAGCTGCGTTCACTCCATCAGTCATGTTCCTGAAAACAAGTCCAGCGAGCGCGGTGTTTGTTCCAACATAATAATCGTCTGTGCTGGCGGCATCGAATTTAACGTAAGAATCGTTCGCGTCACCTTTTACAGAGATAACGTATGCGCCTGTTCCTGTGAGGTCAGGCAGAGCCCCTGCCAGGATATTGTCATGATCGTACACCGTTGTTCCCGCCGAATCTGTAACAAGTATGTGTATCCAGCCAGAGGTGGTATAGAGTAAGGCTGATCCTCGCGCGTCAAGTGTGTACGGGTTTGCTGCTGCGCTTGTTTCATCCTTGTCGGTCCAGATAGTTCTTGGGGTTGTTCCGCCAGCATCGTATATGTTTACTTCTCCAGATACGAGCAGGGAATTACTTGTATTAGCAGTGTTCGCACCCCAGATAACAGGAACCTGGACAGCTGCATCCAGGTTCCATACCAACACCAGGAGTAATGAAAGCATGATGTGTTTCATGGTTATTTGTCCTCAATTCTTAGTTCTAACAGAAAAGAACCTTTTGTTGCTGACGCTGATATTGCTTTTGAGAATATCGTAGTTTTGCTAGGAATTGAAAAAGGGAAAAAATACCCCTTTTCCACAGGAGCGGTACTGGCGTGTATTCGGAAATATTCTCGAATTAATCCAGTACAGCAACTCCCGAAAGTTGAAATAGTTGTGTTGACGGTAAACCCAACATAAAAATCGTTTGCCATCAGGTAAACATTTTTATCGTCCGGCACAGTATAAATTCCCGATCTGCTAATGGAAATCTCAGCACTGATGCCGTTCATGACGTGTTCAAGATCGCCAGGTCTGCCTGCAACAAGATTTATTTCAGCTGAGTAAGCGTAGATATCGCCAACATTATGATTTGCCGAACCCCAGACGCTCACATACATATCGTTTACGGCAACATATTTTTTTGTTAGCGAAACAGCGGAGGTCCCGTTCAAATTTGCACTTTCTGATTGCTCCAAAAAATCATTGTCGAGACCGGTCACCAGTATAGTCCTTGCCCCTGTGCCAGCGGCCTTATCGTTAGCACTTGTACTCGACACTTCAATTGATATAGCAGTTGTAACAATCAGAGGGACTTCTGCGGTGCCCCATATCTCACCGAACACATATTTAGTCGTTTCGATTGAAGAGTCAACCGATCTAATCCATTGGTAAGTAACACCTTCGATATTGCCTTTGACTATTTCGAGGTTAGGGTTATCTACGTTCGCAACCCCGTACTTGTCACCGGATACGTATTTAACATCGCCTGTTCCGCCGTTGAACACGGTTTGTTTCCCGAATATGCCTAAATTCGTTGTGCCATCAGGCGGGGGATACGCCGCGAAAGACCACGACACATACAATACAAACATTAAACAAAAAACTAACTTCATTTTTCCTCCTAATACCTATGCTTTGAATTCGCGCCGATGCTATATGCGGACCTTCTGCTGGTCACTTCGTTGTCAGGAATATCTGAACTTATAGCCTCGTCAAGAAGCCTGTCTGCTTCAAGTCTCAAACTTTCTCTAAAATCCGGTTCACAATTTCCAGACATATTGTAAGCCAAACGGAATACAAAATATTGATAGAACCTCACAGGGAAATCGCCATGATCATCTTCTGAATCAAAATCCTGCAGTTTTCTGGCCAGCCACAATTCTAAGGCGTAGTTGGTCGCTGAATCAGGTTGAGGATACAGATAACAACGATATTGCGGGCTGATTTTATGCACACACAATTCAAAACTCGCGCCTGTTGCTTGTCTGTCCTCTATGTCAGCATATCTAAAGAAATTCCTAATTGTGACATCATCGTAACTTTGCCCGGTTGTCCTGAAAAGCTTTGCTTTCTCAACGCTCAAGACATCCTCGTCAAGAAGAAAGTCAGCAATACAAGTGTAAGCTGTATCAGTCGCCCACGCTGCCGCTCCCGCTGTTCCGGCAAGTTTCCAGTACATTTTCCATAAGACACCCGTACCCGGCTCTGTGTCCGCTGATGAAGTGTGGCCGAGCGTGCAGGTATAAACATCACCGCCGCTTGTTCTTTCAGTAGAAGCGGTAAGTTTTAACCCCAACCGTTTCACTTGCCAGAGTCTTACCCCTTTGTCTACAAGTGACTTCAGAATCATGTTTATCTCGCGCTTGGCTTTCGTGTAATTCTGTGGAGATGGATTTTGTCCATACGCAACCATATTTACTTTATCCAGCGCTGATTCTATTATTTCATTAAGCGTCATTTCAAAATTAGCGGACCCACTTGTGATTTTTTCTGCCATGCATGCTCCTTAATAGGTGAAAGGCCGGGAAAACCCGGCCCTTTTACCTTTAGTCAAGATCATTTGGAATTATCGGGGGAATGATATCAACAAAGGTCACATCTGTAAACCCGGTTGCCGTTGGAGCACTGGCGCCCCCAGGCATAGGACTGAAGATTGTTTCAAGCGTTGAAGCCAACGCCGCAAAATCAGTTGTCCCCGGTGTAAAAGCTGCTGTATCGTTTTCAATCCACAACGCACCGAAAGGCACTTCTCCGGAAGGGCACGCAGGGTACACCGCAACTTCAAGCGAAGACACAGCTGTACCCGCTGTTACCGTGATGGAAGAACCTACTGTTGCGCTGGAGCCATCCCAGCTGAAAAGATAAATGCGCGCAAGCCCTGCTGCTAACGTGGTCGCGCTTTTCCATGCATCAACCTCAGCTGTATTGTCTAGGTATTTCATCACACCGTTGACACACATCTCGGCGGTAATTGCTCTAATATCATCGGCTTCGCTCAACGATATTTCCTGTGTATACGCACCTATTTCAACATCATCTTCGTTTGCGATGTAACGGCAGAAACGGTACAGCATTGCAGATCTAAGCAAATTGTAGTCTGCTTTGATTTCGTTGACCGCATCCTTATAGAGAGTATCCAGATAGTAACACTGGTCTACGGTTGCGCCATTCGGTGTGTAGTTCTGGTTGCCCTGACACATTGCCGTCAGCAGCAGCAGAACACTTATAAGAATAACTTTACTCAATTTAACCTCCTATTGAGTACTGAGCCGGGAGTTACCCCGGCTCAGTTTGTTGGTTTTCTTAGGCCACGAGATCGCTGGCAAAGTCTGAAACTGCGTACGTCATGCAGAAGTAAGCTTTACCAGTTGTGACTGTGTTGTTGAATGTCGCACGGATTTCTTTTTTTACCGGGTATGCGTTACCCAAGGCGCCCGCATCTGTGCCCTTTGTTGTTGAATACCAGGTTCCGGCTGTGGTGTTCAGATCAATCCCGGTATCAAAAAGAGCCGCTGTGTCCTCGTCGCCAACCTCAACGGTAAGCGCCCCGCTGGCATCGACAAGAACTTCGGTGCTTTGGTTAAGAACAACCGCACCAACGGGAACATCCCACAGCGCGTATGTGTCTGCTGCCGTGGGTGGTTCTACCGCGTAATCTATTACGTTTTCGACAAAGAACAGCCGGTTGCCGAGATCCTTGAAGATCGCTTTGTTTTTCTGTTTCTCGAGATTTGCCATTGCTATTTACCTCCTGTGGTTAAGCTAGCGTAATATCGCTGTACTGTCCGCGTGTTAAGTACACGGAGAAACTGGAATTATCAAAAGTGAACGCGCTTCTGGGGTGTGTGAAAGATGGCTTGGTCACTCCGAAAATGAAGTTGATAGCTATACCAATCTGATTCCCGTAATCAAATGACTTTGCCACGATAAACGGATCAACACCAAAGGCGATTGCGAGAGCCTGAGCGCCCATGAAAGAACAGTGAGCCCACGGCACAGTTGCCGTGCCTGCTACCGCTGCGTAAATAGGCATCCTGTTGTAAACGTGTACGATTACATTGTCCACGATACACACGCAGTTCTTGAACAGTGGGAATTTGCCGGTCTTCTGAGCGTAAGCAGCTTTGATGTAATTCTGGAATTCAGAATTCTCCTGCATATCAACACCGACATCAGAAGGGACCAGGAGTACATAGTATTCCTCGCCTCCGTGTTCGATAGGAACCATCTTGTTGCGCTGTTCGTCCCTTCCTGTTACGGCAGCGGCTTTCAATGTTCTGATTATATGAGGTGAAATCTTGGAAGTTGAACCAAGAGCAAGTGAAGCTGTGCCGGTGGTTGCTGTTACAGCCATTCTAGTGTTAGCGTGATCGTAGTAGTAAATCTCTGTCGGTGATGTGATCAGAGCGGTTTTACAGAGAATGTCGATCTTGGCTGCAGCCCAGTTGTTAAGCCTGGACTTAGCGGTCGGCTCGAATTCCAGATCAGAGCGCATCCTGTCGAGGCGGCCCTGTGAACGAACAGCGTTTCTGTACTGTTCAAGTTCGACATAACTGTCGTCTGTATCAACTGCCTGCTCGTTACCTTCCAGAGTATCGTTCCCGACGGTTCCGGTATCTTCGTCAAGTTCATACACCAGACCGAAAGTCACCTTGTCGCCTTTCTGACCTTTGAGTTCCTGGAGAACGTGTACAGGATTGTTATCGCCACCATCCAGTTTGGTTCCGTCTTTGATGAACTGGTTCTGTTCGCTTGTGTTCATACCCTTTCGGTCAATAAAGCTTCCTGCGAAACGACTGACGAAAAATGAATATTTCGGCATTTCGTAAAAAAACTTTTTAGACCACACTTTTATCGTGAGATTGTTCGCGCTTGTAACGCCCCACATTGCCATAATTTACCTCCGTTGATTTGCGTTGACTCTGCGCTTGAATTCAACTTCTACCTGTTCCCAGGTAATAAGTTGTTTTTCTTCAAGCGAGATAATTTGTTCGTCGTTCATGCCAGATAGATCTAACGCGTCAGGGTCCGGGCTCTCCCCTTCCGTTGAGCTGGCAGTAAGTCCGTTTTTCTGGGCTTCTGCTGCTGCTGCTTTTAGTTTAGCGGCATCGTACCTTTGCTGTGCTTCTGTCTTGGCGCCAATAACAACGCCTTTGTTTTTTAAGCTTTGTTTCGCCAGGCGACCGAGCGGAACAAGTGCGTCGAGCCCAACAACCATAAAAGGATCTACCGCGAATTTGTCCAAGAAAGACTTTTCCATCAAACCGGCTTCAACGTCAACTTGCAACATTAAAACCATTTCGGATAGCAATTCTTGGCTGTATTCAGGAATGATCTTTTTATAGAGGGTTTCTACGCTTGTTCTCTGCTCTGTAATTTTAGCTGCTTGCGCGTCTTTTTTCGCTTGAGCCGTTTCCATAATCTGACTAACGGCTTCTTCCAAACCTTCTTTTGTGGAGAAAGCCCGGTCATAATTTTCCTGGCTCAGACCGCTGAGTTTTTTTTTAAGTTCGCCCGCTTCAGTCGCTTTCCTCTGGCTGAAAGCCTCTTTTTCCGCTAACTGTGCTTTAAGAGTTTCGTTCTCTGCTTTTAAAGCCTTTTCTGCGTCTGTAACAGATTCAACAACCTTTCCGGTTGTTGTCTGGGGTTCGCCCGTTTCAGTTGCTTTCAAGAAAGGATCGACACCCTGCATGGTAAGCCTCTGCCATTCGTAGGCAACTTCATCAGGGACTGTCCCTGCGTCCATTGCGTCGATTACAGCTTGCTCTCCTTGCTTGAAAATTGACTCATAAGGCGTAAAATCAATTTTTTCTTCTACCGGCGGGGTTCCTCCCAGATGTTCACTATCTAGCATCGTTCCTCCTGGATTACACTGTACTCACCAAGGCAGAGCAATGATGGTGTCCCGTTTCCGGCATCGAGCGTCTGGTGTCCCTTGTCTTTCATGTGTTCTCCTGATTATTTTTTTCCGGTTTCCCGGACAATAAAAAAACCCACCGTTTCCGGTGGGTTCCTTATTTCCTCTGCGGTTAAGAATTACCCTATTTCACTTTCCATTCTTTGTGTACCTTCGAATCACATACATTGCCTTGATTCAGATTCAGGGTGAGAATTATCTGCCCTGTGTAATCTTCCTCTTTTTTAATAATACCCAATTGGTAGCAATGTAGCAAGATTCCCCTTAAATGGTCAATAGGATTCGTTTCATTTTGTAATGTTCTATCCATACAATTACCCACCCTGTGGGCCGCCCATACCGTAAAACTCTAACACGGCAGGCGGTAAAATGCCCGCTTCGGCTAAAGGTTTTATGATAGGTTTGATAATTTCCATCATCATTTTGGTTTGGGCTTCCTGTCCGGCAGCGGCACTCTGTTGCTCAATCCTCTTTACCCATGCTTTCTTTACGCTTGTTGGAAGATCAGCCAGTTCAAGCATAGCCATAGGATCAGGAGCCATACCGGTTTTTGTAGAAATATCTATCATCTTGTTCATGGTCTTTTCGCGCCTTGTTGGAGTCCATGGGCTCTCATCTACAGAACACGCAAAGTCTACAGTCTTGAGCCTTTCCAGAACAGCTTTAATCTGTTCTATTGTGTACGGCCCATCAAATAGAGGGACCTTACTGTCGTCCTGTTCTCCCTCTGCCTGCACCCCAGAAACCATGATCTGTTCTTTCGCGTTCTCGCCGTGTAATACATCCATTGCGCGTTCAGGAGTATAAATTTGCTTTATGGCCTGGATAACAAGCCTGACCAGCTCCATGTTCCCGTCATTCTGGTTGTCAAACAGAAATTCGTTACCGCCAAGCCCAGACAGTTCTTGTTTGTCCAAAGATTTTCCGGCTTGCCTTTCCCCCGCCTGTCCCGCCATGACTGCGGTTATGTTGGATATCTCTCGCATCCTCTGAGGCGACATAAGCGACCAGTTGATGAGATCCGGAGGAATGTTATTTGTTTCTTGCTGAATAGGGATTCTTCCAACACTTTTAACAATCCATACAGTCCCAGGCATGGAACTTTCTTTAATGTACCTATCAGCATCAGATGGCTTCCAGAACATATCCCGCTCGATAAATGTAGGCTTCGCGTTACCTTTGACCGCATAGTCAACGATGAGAGATTCATTTTTATTTATTTGGTCTTGCAGATCCAGCAGCGGATAAACTTTTCCCCACCAATGGCGCCCGCGCTTCTTGGCATATATGGGAACAATGTTGAGTTTATCAAAAGGATAATTCTCCTTGTTCGGTGCGTATGATTCAAGAACAACATCACCGGCAAATATAGTCACCTCAAACTGCTTCCGGAAGAAAGGAACCATTACAACGCCGGTCATCTCTTTGAGCGATTTTATTATGGCAGGCGGGTAATCGATAAGTTCTGTGCTTATTCCTTTTGGATTAGTTTCTCCAAAATAAGTCATTCTCCACTGCTTCCTTTCAAAGGACTGCAGAACCTCAATTACCTTGTAATTCTTGGTAGCTACATCAACCAAAGAGTTTTCGTTGAAGCTAAACATTTCCATGTTTCCTTCTCTGTACTTCGGATAATCTAAATTCGCATCTGTTTCAGGCGTTGGGTATGTTGACCTTTCCTGCCAATCAGCTGTAACCTCTTCGGCTTTTTCTGGCCATTGTGCGGTCAGTTCTCGTAAGGACATGAATTTAGTTTTCGACGCATATTTGGCGTCATGGCCGTTCAGTAAATTGTGCGGTCCGTAAACTATTTCTTTCCAGGGATACCACTCGATCACCACTTTGCCGCGAGCGTCCTCTCGATAACAAACACGACATTCCACATTACCACGCCCTGCGATAAGCTGATCGCTGAACAGCACATTTTTTGTTTTAGGAAATCTGTTTCTTTCCAGTTCGTGCTTGACAAGAGCGCCCATGACATCGGCATCGAGCTGATCACCTTCGCCTCGGATCGGCGCCAGGACTGTTTCTACCTTGTTCCTGCGGTTATATCCGTCAAGAACATCCATGAGAGGTTCAATGTAGTTCAGGCGCAAAGCTGCGCGGTCTGATGCTACCATTTTGGCTTCGTCCAGATAATCCCACTGATCGCCACGGTAATACCGCTCTGATCGGAAAGCATTGTACCGGGAAGACGCTTCGTGAGATATCGCGCTTTTGAAAAGTTCCTGCGCTTCCACAAGAGGATCACGCTGATCTGCTGGGCGCTTAAACTTCTTTGGTTCCGGTTCATACTCAACGCCTGACATGGTATGAATATGCGGGCGCTTTCCTGCTTTCCCGAAAACCCAGTTAGCACCATCTTGCACAAATTCTATCGGGTGTAAATGCGGATCTGTTCCTGGCCCGCCAGTGGCGCACAACAAGATATCTTTCTTGCTTGTTCTTACAATTGCAACCGGGTGTTTGTGTACATACCCGCCTTTTCCCGCCTTTGTTGAATTCTCTATTCTGATTGAATCCACGGTATCACCTCCTTAACTGGACATATACGATCCGCGACCTAGTGGTCCCGCCGCGTATTGAGAATCATAATCGTCAAAATACGGATCTTTGGGTTTCAGTCTATACGGTTCTTCATCCTCTGCGCAAGCCATCACCAGCGCAGATGCCCTATCAGGACTTCTCTTGATTTTGAGTTTGATCTCGACATTGTTTTCTATCTTGATCTTCCCTTTGAACTGCGGCCCTTTCTTCTCCATGGGGGCACTTAATTCAGTGTGCAGTTTATCATCATCTGGAGGAAGCTTCAGTAAACCTTTTTGCAACATCCATCTTACATTCGCCCAGAGTTCGTCACGCCTCAGTGAGTATACTTCCTCGTTGTACGGCTTAGTATCAGTGTTAATCCCGATGATAAATTCATCTTCGTTTGCCCTGCGCAAAGCCGACTTATAGACCGAATGCCCTAGACCATTCGTTTCAACAACCATGATCCTATAGCCGTTCTGCCTCATTCTTTCAATAAGCACCTTGCCCAGAAGTTCCTCGTCTGACTTGAATTCGCTCTTTGCTATTCCCTCTATTTTCTCGATGTTTGGTCCCATCTTGTACACAACCATAGCCTCATCATGCAGCACAGCTGGGTCAACACCCATTACGCCTTCGCAATGCTCTTGCGTTTCAAAATAAGGTATACGACGGCACTGATCAATGAGCGCCCAGGAAATGAAGCTGCCGCCCTCTGACAACGGGGGCAAACCATTAATAAAGATTCTGTACCCATCTGTTCCCTTTCCACCGTACAACTCACACATTCGGTCTATATGATCCTGGGTAATCCTGGAAGACTTCTCACAGTCCCAATGGAGCCGTACATAATACCCTTTCATTTTTCCGAACTGTGTATCTATGGCGAACCCATGCTGGCGTGTAGGATTAAAAACAACTACACAGAAGTTAAACGGGTCAGTCATGGTATTGTCAAGAGCCCCAAACACTGCATCGCCGATGTTTGCTGCTTCGTCCGCTATTATTATCATGTGTTCTTCGTGACAGCCGTCGAGTGTTTTAGTGCTGCCGTCTTTCTCAACAACCGCTGTACGACCGAACGCCATTGAAGTTGTAACTCTTTGCTTGGTGTCCGGATCTCTCAGGTACATTTCAGAAGCGGTGATTTCAATGTAATCCCTGATAACACACATATATTCGCTGGTGTAAGGATCGCGCTTGTCCAGCCACTTCCTCGCTTCCTGCCACAAGACAGTTTTCAGCTGCACCTCAGACGGAGCCACACAGACAACCTTAACCGGGTTCAAGCAGATAAGAGCCCAGAGAATAGTCCAGGAAAGAACAGCATCCTTACCAGTGCCTTTCCCAGACATGATTGATAGACCACTCCGTCTAGCATACTCTTTCATGTGCTTATTGACATACGCATACCGCTTTCTGAGTGCTGCCTGTTCCTCTTTGTTGTCAAGAGCATCAGCATGACTGAGCATCTTTTTATAATGCTTCGCCAGAACCATGTTTCTGAAATGTCGTCCGAACTGTTCCTGCTGATTGGTTGGCTTGACCCCCAAAGCTTCCCGGAAGAAAGCCAGGGGGTCGTTGAACCAGTGCTCAATAAGATCGGCCATTTCTTGAATTTCTTGTTCGGTCATCATGCCTTTATGAATTCCCTTAATGAGTATACGCGGTTACACCACCCGCGAAAATGCTTTCTGTACTTCTCGTGGTCGTTCGCCAACTTTCTGTAATAGTCCATCCGGTCTAATAACATCAAAAGAATGGTCAATTCGTCTATTGCGCGTTTAGATGCCGTTAGGGTGAACGGTCCAATTATTCCGTCTACCTTGAGAAGGACAATTGGATTGCTGGCAGCGTTGATGCTTCGCTGTAAAGACATCGCCCCATCCGCTCCAGAAGTAATGCAGAAATCCATCACCAGGACATTCAAAGGATAATGGAGTTTATCACAGTGAAAAAACAGCCAGTACTCAGACATATAGATTTCCAGCGCATCATCTAGGCTGAAATCTTCCGCTTCTGCCTGGGGATGATATCTGTAATCTATGCCCCACTTGTCAAACTCGCTGCCCTTCTCCCAGTCGGCAAGGACAAAGTCATTCATAAACTTGTTGAAGTCACTCATCTGCAGGCATTTCCTTTTCTACCTTAATCCCATTTTCCAAAACAAATTTATGCACAAGCGGGAATAGGATTGTTTTTGAAATCCTGCCCCTGATCGGACCGCCCTTGTCCGGATCTTTAATTTCGTGCTCCATGGCAAAATGTAACAGAGTATCGTAACTCCAGGTGTCAACAGGAGATTCGCTAAGACCGATCTTTGTAATGCTGTCAGCAAGCACCTGGCTATGCTCTTTCGTAAGAGCGTCAGCCCTCTCAGGGCTTGTTTGAATTGTTATTTTGCCGTTGACCATGTATCCCTTCTCAAATGGCTCAGTCCCAAAGACACGCGACATGAATAGCACCAGTGCCTGCCCTTGCCCGCAGGATATCTTTATCCCGCCATGGCACTCAGCACAGCCCCGAAAGGAACACTTCTTACACACTGAAAAGAAAGGATTGTTTGACGGCATTGCCATGGTCCTATTCATTGTCGCCACCGTCGTTTATATGTTCTACAGGTTCTTCTGTTCCATCTTTTTCCATATCATCTGGATCACCCATATCGTCTTCTCCCGCAGGCGCTTCCGATCCATACATTTCAGCCACTTTATCCCTCGTTGGTTTAGGTTCTGCTGCAACCTTATACAGCTTGCCAAATCTGGAAGCTTTCACGATATACAAGTCACGAGCATCGCTTCCCTGCATGAGATAATCCCCTGCTTCCCCTTTCGTTGTACCCTCTGGCGTGTTCACTACGAACCTCGTTGTCATTAAACAAGCCTTACTGATCTGCTGGCTCTGGACATCTTCGAAGACCATCTGGTCTAGTGAAATCTTGTTCCCTAGCACTCTTACATAACTCATTTCGTTTCCTCCTGGTTCTTATTTAGTGGGCATTTACCATACTCAAATACCCTGAATCCTCTCGATCTCCTTCGCTGCTTGCTACAAGCAAACCACGCCACTGGACCCGTAGAGGTCTTTTCAACGTAGCAGTTGAACATCGGACAGGTGCGGCATGGATTCTTCTTTACAGGCTTCCTTACCTCGTCCAGTTCCTCTGGTAAAGCTATTTTGTCCGCCACGCTATCTATAATGAAATACGCTATGCTTATCAGCGTGAATACCACTATTAAGAATACCACCCACTCCAGCGGGGTTGTCGTTATGATGGATGCATTCATCACAGCTCTTCATTCCAGATCACAGAGATCACCGCTATGCAGATCCCTATTACTATTACCAGTAGTACTGTTTCAATCATGTGAAAAAAGACCTCCGTGTTAAAACCGTATGTCCGTTATCTCTCTGCCACAGTGCTTACAAAATCCCTCGCTATGACTCGTTCGGTGTCTTGTCCAGATTATCTCATGGTTCCCAAATAAGCATCTCAACCAGCGCACAAAGGTAATCATCGCATTGCTCCTTGTTTTATTTTTTTGGTGAGAAAATGAAAGTGGTCCGATATATATGCAGCGGGGTCGCCAGGGGTTTCCGGGGGTGACTCCCCCCCAGTCTTTACAGGGTCTCTGAGGGGCTGGATTCGCAGCTGGAATCAGGCTGAAAATGGGTACTATCCTACTCATTGGTTATAGGCTCCGGCTGTATAGTGCTCTGTTGACCTGTTTCTGGCTCTGGATCAACGTCCGATAAGAAGCCATATGTCAACAGTTCGTGCTCGGGATTGTCAATCAAGACTGCATCAGAAGCTGCGGTTGTAGCTCTGCGCAGCTGTACAGCTACCAGAATGGCACTGACCGACCTGTTGGTGTCCGTCGCTTGCCCTGACTCTAGTCTGTATACCTTGTGCACTGTCTTCAATGCTGATGCTTTCTGGGACAGTGAAGCATTCTGTAGTTTGCGGTCAGGAGTAGTCAATATGCTCTCAGCCAAGCGGACCGAAGCGGCACCAGCAGTGTTGGTAAGTGAAGCTTTGATGGTGTCGACTGCTCCATTGATAGGGTCGGACTTGCGCAGGTCGGTGTCCCTTCTGATCGCATTGACCGTCGATGCACTGATCCTCAAATCCCTAGCGATTGCAGTTGTTTTACAGCCTTTATCAATCAATGCCATGCAAGTTATAACCTTCTCAAAGCCTACTCTGTACTTTGATGCAAGTGATACATGCTTAGTAGTCTTGGGTAATACCTCTGCTCTTGCAATGCTTGACTCTGTTGTCACAACCTCACCTCTGAATCAATAATAACTTACACAGAGGCGATCAACAAGCGATCAGCAAGCGGTCACACGGTCAAATCTGGGCGCTACCAGGACACACCCAGCCGGTGAACCGGTGTGGTAGTTTGGTAAAAAGACCGCTAACCACCAATTTATTTTGGCTGTCAACCATGCGGGTTAAAGACCGTTGAAAAACAAAGTGCTTGACGGCCGATTGGATCAATGTTAAAATTGGTCGAAAGG